ATGAAAGATATCAATGTGCTCTTCATGAATTGCAGATCCAAGATCAAGTCTATAATTGAAAAGTGGTGTAGAATATCCTTTACCACTATCAAGAATTAGATCTTCAGATACAGCTCTTGGTTTGATATTCTGATCAATTTTCCAACACGATCCTCTATTATGAAGTTTAAAAATCTTTTCTGCATGATGTCTGGTAATTAGATAACATGCAGCAGAAAAATCATTGATAAATCTATGGTGTAATTTTAGTGTAATACCATTTGGATTAATAATGGTAAATTGACAGGTATCAAAATTGATAGGAAGTCTTTTTCTAACTTCTTTCCAAGTAAAGTTCCAATACTTAGCAGTAGAAAGATCTACATCATCTTCCATGATCATAATTTCAGGAAGATCTGTTTCATATAAAAAATATTTGATTGCAGTTAGGTGAGAAAGAACACAAGCAATCTCACCTTGGTTCATATTATGAGGAATAGTTCCTTTCAAATATGAGGTTGGATCATCTTCTTTACCGTCAATACCAGAAATGCGATGATGGTCCTCAATTTCCCAGTAGGCAAATTGATCTTCCATATATTTCCTACGCTCAGGAAATCGATCAAGATTGATCCATAAACACTTAGGAAATTCTTTTAGTTTATATACAGACTTATTTTTATCCACCAATTCTCTTCCCGTTAATAACTCCTCGGTTTGCCATATATGTTTGATTTGTATAATGCTTCAATAGATTTTCTGGAGACATCCTAGACAAGTATTCAAATAAACTTCTATTTTCTTCAATGTGTGGATTATTAAACCAAGAATTAGAAGTTCTCTTATGCTCTAGATGATATACAGCATCATCAATTCTTGCTACATGAGAAAGTTGATTGAAGCGATTATATCGTTCATCATCTTCATATCCATACGAAACAAAGTTTTCGTTCTCCATACCTAAGCGAATATATTCTTCCCGATCAAAGAATTGACAGAACCCAAACTTAGCATCCCAAACTTTAGTCTCAGTAAATGCTAAGAAGTTAAAATTAGAATTGATGAAGTTAGTTGCCTGCTCATCAGTAAATAGAACTTGGCGTTGATAGTCACCATATCCATACGGATAAACTACTTTGATTGGTTCTGCATCTACATCAGGAAAATTAGGATCTGAATATCCGTTCAGAATTAAATCTACTGCTTGTTTGTATACATGTTTAGGCAAAATGATATCACTATCATAATTAACAACGATTGGCGTCTTAGCCATCATTGTCATATCATTGAGCAATCTAGTTCGATGGAAAATATATTCTTCAGTTTTTTCAAAAACATGAGTAAGATTTTTGAGTTGATCTTCAGTTAACGCTTGCTGCAGTTGTGGTAAAACAGACTGCTCAAAAGTTGACGCACTATCAAATTCTTTTACAATAATATTAGTATCAAAGTTACGGAGAAGATAGATCAACGTCGTGATAATATTACGCATTCGATCATCAGTTTCAATCCTCAAAGGGATGATAAACGTTGCTTCTTTTAGTGATACGTATTCTTGCTCTACAAATTCTAGTTCTTCCATTAGATTACCTCCCAATTTGAACAATATAAATCAGATGTGTCGTGTGCTGCAGTATAACCAGTTCCAAACCACTTACTAGGTGCAATAATACGTTTATCTTTATTCTCACATAACCAAGATCCCCACCAAGAGAATGATGAGTTAGCAATAATAAAGTCCGTGCATAGTGTCATCATGCACAAGTCGGCTAAGTTATCGCCGCCCTCAGAGATGAGGAACCTGTCATCAGTAAATACAGTCCCACACCATTCAGGATCATCAGAAAAAACAATAACGTTACGAGAAGGATCAAATCTGGATAGTGCTTCATCGTAATACTCTTTAGGGCATGATGGATGATTATCAGAATTTACAAGATAATCTCCCCGACGAACATGTAATGCAATAGGAGCATCAACACTATCAATTAGTTCCTTACAAGGTCCGTAAATATCATTCTTGAATTGAAAGTCTTCACGTACTTCCTTTTCAATATGATCAAAATACTTTGTTGTCTGAAGATATCCATATACATTATGCCCATCAGGCATATTGTTAAATAGGTTTTCATCAAACTTGAATGATGTTTCCTGAACATATGGTCCAGGAACAACAGAAATATTTGTAAGACCAGTTAGTTTGAACGCTTCAAACAGTTGATGATCTGTCCAAGGGTCTTTAAAATCGCTGGGTGGGATAGTAAAATCAAATCCACGATGTGAAGCAATACCACGAAGTCCAGCATACTGGAACATTTGATTGCCTAAACGACCATGACGACCTAGATGATTAAAACCAATCATTTATACTTTTCCTTCAAATACTCAATTTCAGATGGTAAAAGATGCTCTTGCAATCTTTGGGTTTGGTTTTTGTGTTCTCTATTAGAGATGTGATAATCAGTTAAAACTGCTGGTTCACCGTGATATTTATAGAGACGATAGTATAGATCACAATCCATCAACATAGTAAGTTTCTCATCAAAGAATTCGTTGAGATCCTTCCTCATAGCAAGAATAGAAGGAGAACTCAAAGTGTTTATTCCTTCCAGAAGACGATCATTATACTGAGGTAGTTTTGCATTATAATGCGAATACCCATCATTGATAGTATGAGCAAACCCAGTTACTGCCCATAATACATCATTTTGAAATGCTTTGTCAAGCTCTGCAACTAACGTCTTGGTCAAAATAAAATCATCTTGAAACATAACTTTTAGAATTTCACCATCAGCATGTTCAAGAGCACAATTAGTATTAGCAGAAATAGAACCAATACCTTCAGTATTTTTTACATAGTTGATTTCAAATAAATCAGCATACTCTTGACAAGCTTCCAGTACATCGTCATTACTACTATGGTCAGAAATCCATACATTGAAATCTTTGCAGGTTTGTTGCGTTAGTGCATGAAAGATTTCAAACAAATACTGCTTCGCTTTACCGTGACTTTCGTAGCACGGAATACAAAAACTTACTCTCATAGATCTAGAAGAAGTTGATATGCTTCACAGTTACTATGACGCAATGCATCACGAACTTCCTTATCCACACTTTCATGAATAAACCACTCTTCCATGGTACATCCATTATTTCTTAAGTTCTCGCCAACAAGATCATAACCATGTTTGACAAAAATTTCACGGTGGGCATAGATATCTCCCCATCCACGATAGGCATCATGCTCATAAGTAACAGCATTGAATGACAATTGATCTAAAGGAAATTTCTTAAGTGCCTCTAGTGTGATAGCAGGTGGTTCAAGATCAAATGAAAGATAATCCATGTGGCGTGGTAAACCAAGAGTATCTACCGCTTCAACATAATCAAACTCTAATGCATCAGTACAAAAGAGTTGTGTATTAGGTCGCAATCCAGTTGTCCACATATCACAGAGTTCTTTTTCTAGTTCAATAGAAAATCCTTTCCACCCATACTGCTCTTCAAGCAACCAAGTGTTGTTACCAATGCAAGGTTGTGCTCCACCAATCTCAATGAATGTTCCATCTTGCTTAGCATCATTGACAACAAGAGCAAAGATATCTTGCCAGACTTGAGAATAGTTTTTCTTTAGATCTTTCATTCCCTCAGGTTTGACCCGAAGAAATGCATAGTCTTTCTGGATATAATTAGTTTGATTGGATCCGTTGAGTGGCATTGTTTTTCACCGTATCATAAATTTTTTGACTTAATCTCTTGGGGGGAGATATATTATAACATAAAGACATAGCAGTTTCATAGTTTTTTTCTATAGATTTTTGTCTACTATTGTAGTAGTTTTCATCAATAACATCAAAGATATTTTTTAGTTCATCAATGTCATTGAAAGTAATAATTCCATCCATATCAAACCAATCATTAATATTTGGACAACCGTAGTAAATAGGAATAGTTTTACTTAAGAAGCAATGAACAATCTTTTCGGTAAAAAAGTTTTTTACTACTGAATGTTCAATAGCCATATTAAACATGGCGTTGTTATAATAATCAAAAATTTCTACATGTGGTGGTGATTTATGTTTAAAAATTTCTAACGAATTTATAGATTCATAAGTAGTCAATAAATCATAGACTTTTGATCTAAATTTTTGACCAGGTAAAATATTTTTATCACTCATTAAGAATGAAATTTGTTTATTTTTATTTAAATTTAAATCATTTAAATTTATCCAAGAATTTCCTCTTAAGAAAAATTCCGCATTCTCATATTGATTAAGTAAGTTTTCATCATAAGTGTAAATTTTATCAAAACTGTAATGACTATCTAACAAAAATTTATATTCTAAAGGAAACTTTGTTGATGGTTCAAAAAGAAGTAAAAAATTATAGTCAGCATTTACATCATATCTTACAGTATCAACACAAATATTTACGTGTTTTTTATTTAAATCTCCGCGAGAAAATAAAAATACTTCTGCTTGTATTTCTTTTTTTGTATCATTTTTTACTTCAGTTATAATGTCTGGTAATATTTTTACTTCCGCAACATTACCGATGTTACCACTAACAGTAAAAAATTCAATTTTATCGTCATTTTCTAGTGCGTTTATTTTACTATCAGAGTAGTCGTGATAATTTACATCATCTGCATAAATATTTGGCAATAGATCTATAACAAAATTTCTTAAAAATCTTTTTTGAGCTCTTCTATTAGAAGGTCTAGTAAATCTGGCAGTATAAGTAATTTTCATTTTCTTAAAAATTTAACATCTTTAATAATTTGCCTGGTTAGTCTGGGAACAACATCGTTGACACCATGAAACTGTTTGGCAATTTCATAATTCTCTTCAATTGCTGCTTGTCTACTATTATAATAGTCTTCATCAATATAGTCAAAGATATTTTCTAAATCCTTGATATCATTGAAAGTAATGATACCATCCATGTTGAACCAGTCACCAATATTTAGACAACCATAATATATGGGAATGGTTTTACTTGCAAAGCAGTCAATAATCTTTTCAGTAAAATAATTTTTTTGCTGAGAATTTTCTGCAGCAATATGAAACATTGCTGTTTCAAAAAAGTCATTCCTTCTTTCATGAAAAGGTGGAGACTTATGCTGATAGATTTCTAATCCATTGACTTCATCTAAACTAGCAAGTGTATCATGAATTGCTAGTCTTAGTTCATGTCCTGGCGCTTGACTTTTACTGCTGGTAACAAAAGTAATGTGTGGTTTCTTATTGACTTTCAAATCTTTGAAGTCCAACCAGGAAGATCCCCAAGGAAATAGTTCAGCAGTTTTATACTTATCTAAGATTGCTTGCCCAAATGTATAAATTTTATCAAATGAATTAGCATTTCTTAGAGCACCTTCATTGACAGTTGGTGCAATAGCATATGGTTCTGCAAGGAATAAGATCCTATAATCTGCGTCTGGATCAAAAGACAAGTTATCAATCGAAATACTAACCGCAGTATTCCCTAAATCAAGTCCCCTTTCACCCCAAGGGTTCCACCATAATGGAAATATGTTTGCCTTCATCTGATCTCTTGAAAATGATAATGAAATCCAAAGGTTTCTTCTTCGCTATCTGGCAAAGTTTCTTCTCTGGCGAATTTAGATGCAACGTCTACGGGTGCAAACTTACATCCGTTTTCTTCAAAAATGTGTCGATTATGAACACAAATGTTGCCGTCTTCATTATATAGTCCAGCATTCATATGCTTATAAAAATCACCAACATTTACTTCCCAAGGAACTTCTACCTTACTTGGAAGATCCAGTAGTTTCTTACTCCTCAGTGAAAATCCACCGTTACCTACACGTTGATTATTACCCCAAGGATCTAGATATGCAGTTGGATCATCTCTCCATGGTGCTCCAATATAATCATACTGAAGCCAGTCATTGTTCCATAACCAAGGACGAATAACATATCCATCAGGATGCAGGAGAAGTCCATGAGATGTTTCTACATGCTTGCCAAGATTATAAATGCAATAGAAATTGAAATCATCGATGCTTTGAATTGGATATGTCAATTCAAAAGTTGCTTGATCACAAAGTCCTTCTGGTTTACCTTTACTACCAAGGAACTTTACAGCACCCCATTCAATTTCTTCACAGGATTTATTGACAGCGTATACAGCTTCTGGTATATCAATGTCTGCCAACATC